TGCGTTTGGTCTAACTCCTAGTGCTACGCTTGAGCAAATTGATATTTACTTTTTTAATAGTTCTGGAGCAAAAACAGGAACGTATACCCAGAGTGGCACTACTGTTACTGTTTCCGTAACGAATCACGGGGTAGAGACTAACGCTCGAATAAAATTTGATGCGACTTCTGGTGCTGGAGTAGATGGAACATTCCCAATAACAAAAGTTGATGCAAATACATTTACATTTACAGCGGCTACAAGTGCAACTATTTCTACATCAAATTGCATAATATCATTTCCAGATATTGATAATTTAGCAAGCCAAATACCTTTAGATTCTCGTGTTTGGGCTGGTGGTATTTTGCTATTGCTTGGCGTAACTGGCAAAAAAATTATTGCTTTTTCTGGTCAGCCTAAGTCTGCCAATATATCAACGGGTGACATTGATATAGGGCGGTCTACGATAACCCTAGCTAGACCAATTCTTGATGTTGGTGGTGGTTCAGCTAATGCCTCTATTGCTGTTGCAAGCCGTGATAATCTTTATGAACAAGTTAATTATGGGTCAGATGTAACTGCTGATGCTGAAAATCGCGTGAGCTTGAGGTCTAATGGCGATTATCACAGATTAAGAATGACTCCGATTGGTAATGTTTGGAAAACAGCCGTTGGAATAGAGGTTGATATTGTAAAACAAGGTGATCGATAAAAGGATTATAAGTGACAGACAGAAGTGTACAGTTTCGGACTTTGCCGCCATTTGGTGCAACTGAGCGACAAGTTGCTGAGGTTGTTCGCGGGATTATGGACGGGAAAACCAATAATGCAGGATACTTTACGACAGCAACCAGTGCAACACAGACAACATTAAACGACCCCAGAATTGGTTACGATTCAGCAATTATTTTCACGCCAATGAACGATAAAGGCGCTCAGGAAATGGCTAAATTATGGGTAGGAACTAGGTCTAAAGGGTCTGCCGTAATAAATCATGCTAGTAATGCTCATGTTTGCGAATTCATGTATATAGTTGTCGGATGACAGAATTTAAATATATCCCTGTGGAAGATCTCCGCAAATGGTGGCCCAGTCTTCGTGCTGGTTTAGACAAAATTAAGAGTCATAGTTCTGAAAATTGGATACCTGAAGACGTATATACAGATTGTTGGAACCAAAAGGCTATGCTGTGGGTAGCCCTAAAGAATAACCATTTTTATGGCTTCTTTATCCTGCAACCAATGGGCGAGGAACTGCACGTTTGGGCTGCATGGTCGTTAGAAAATGATTATCAAGAAGTGCAAAAAGGTTTACAATTTATAAAAAATATGGCTAGAGATGCTAAGTTTAAATACTTGACATTTGCTAGTCATAGGCCAGGGTGGGTTCGTAGGGCTAAAGCCTATGGATTCCGTCCTAGAAAATGGATATGCGAGGTGTGATATGGGCGGTGGTGGAGGAAGACAAGAGAGCAAAACGGAGATAGGCCCAGAGTTTAAGCCTTATATTACCTATAGTCTGGGTGAGGCACAAAGGCTTTATGAGTCCATGCCGCAAGCGCCTGGAACGCTGGCTCCAGAGCAGTCTGAGTTTTCTAAGTTAGCCATTGCAAAGGCAGCAGAACGCGCTCAGGCTGGTTCTCCGCTATTGGAGGCTGGTCAGGCAGAGCAACTGGCTACGATTCAAGGGCGAGGCGTTAATCCATTCCTATCGGGTGCTCTGGAACAGGCTAACCGTCTGTCTGGTGAGCAATATACCAAGAATATCCAGAATCTACAGTCTCAGGCTGCGTCAATGGGTCGCTATGGGTCTGCTGCTCAAGGTCAACAGCAAATGAACGCTCAGGACGTATTTGCTAGGGCTTTGGCAGAACAGGGTGGTCAGTTGGCATATCAGTCTGCTGAGGCTGAACGTGCTCGTCAGATGGCTGCTGCTCAGGCTGCTCCACAGATGGCTGCTGCTGACTATGCTGATATTCAGCGCCTATTGCAAGCAGGTCAGGCTACAGAGGGTTACAGCCTCCAAGATATTCAAGGTAAGTTAGCGGCTGCAAATATTCCGTTAGAAAGATTGCAACGTGCTGCTAACGTATTCTACGGTGCTCCATTGGAGACTAAGACGACATCTACTCCACAGGGAGGTAAATAATGGGTGCTGCTGCTGCTCCGATGCTCATTGGCTCTGCCATTGGTGCTTTTACTAACAAAGATCCACTCAAGGGTGCTTTATTGGGTGGGTTTATGGGTGCTGCTGGCGGTGCTTTGATGCCGACTCTTGGTGGCCTTGGTAGTACGGCTGCGAATACGGCTGCTACGGCTGGTACTACGGCTGCTGGTGCAAATATCCCTGCTGGTGCTGCATTTATAAATCCTGCTGGCGTTAATGCTGCAACTGCTGCTGCAACTGGCCCTAGTGCTATTTTAGGTGTTGAGGCTGCTAAAAGTGCTGGTAGTGGTATTTTTAGTGCGCCTAGAGCTGTAAATACAGCTATTACCCCGTCATTTGAAAGACCATTAACGCTAGGTATGCCTAATGTTGAGCCTGGTCAGGGTTATCAATACACATTGGGTGATCGATTTAGTCAAATTGGACAGTTTGCACAGCAAAATCCGGTATTGACACAGATGGCATCACAAACAGGTCAGAGCCTACTACAGCAGCCAGAAAGACCGCTTCCTGCTCCTGGACTATTGCGTGGCTCACAGATACCAATGGAAGCTGCACAGTATGACGTAGGTATACCTAAAGTTTCACTTATCTAGGTGATATATGGCAATTACAGATTACATTCCTAACGTATTTGGCTCTGCGACTCCGACAACCTATGAGGGTTTGCTTGGGATGGGGCTTATTACGCCTGAACAATTGGCACAGACTAAAAGCACCGCCAATATTCAGGGATTGCTAGGTGCTGGTTTGGCACTAGCTCAGGGCATGAGCAAGATCGGGCCTCGTCGTTCTGCTGCTGAGAATATCTTGGGTGCATTGGCTGGTGGCTTTGGTGCTGCTGGTGGTGCGTATCAGCAGGGATTACAGAACATTGTCCAGCAACAGCAATTACAAAGTGCCGCACTGACACAACAGCAAGCAGCGAATAGATTGAAGGCTATTCAACAAGCTGCTCAACAAAATCCTCAGTTAGCTCAACTGTTTGCTATCAATCCTGAAGAAGCTACCAAGCAAATGCTCGCTATGGAACGAGCAAAGATGTACGGCTTTGGCCCTGATGGTCAAGTTATACAAACGACAACTCAGGCCCCTTCTGCAATGCCGACTGATGGAGCTACTCAAGTTCCAATGACTGCTGATGGTGGTCAAGTTCAGCCACAAGTAAAACCGATGGTTGATCCTGCTAATGTTGCTAAAGCTAATGAATTGCGTAGAAAAGCTGCATTGGCTTTTTCTTTGGGCGATAAGGAAACTGGTAGGTTTTTCCAAGAGGAAGCCGAAAGAGTTGACCCTAAAGAACAACTCTTTTTTAGAGATGGAAGGTTAATTTCTAGTAAGCGCGGTGAGCTTGCTAATTATGGTGGTGGAAGAATTCTTACTGATACTGAAGCTCAGTCACTTGGCCTTGATCCTAATCGAGGTAAGTGGACAATTAAAGACAATATACCTTCATTAGTTAGTGGAACATCTACAACTAAAATATTAACACCTGAAGAAGCCAAGAATAAAGGTTTGGATGTTACTGGAGGTAAAACTTACCAGATTGATCCTAACGGAAAAATTGATCTTATCCAAGGTTCAGCTAAAACTGTAACAAAAACATTAACATCTGCTGAAGCTAATGCTCTTGGTTTGCCAACGAATAGAAATCAAGTTTACCAAGTTGACCAAAATGGAAAGATTGATCTTGTTCAAGGCACAGCCGAAGACAAAGAGAAATTTTCTGGTGAATATGGCAATCTTGCTTTGGCTATGTTTGGCACTTCAGACATTAGTAAACTTAGCCCAGAGCAGCGAAAACAAGTTGATTCTGAGGCTGAAAAACGAGGAATTTCAAAAGCTAAAGCAGGTGCTTCTACAATTTACACTGGTCAACTTAGCAAAACAACTGCTGGTGATGTTGAAAAAAGTGTAATTACTACTGCTGATGCTGTTACTCGACTAAATAATATTCAGTTTTCTTATAAGCCACAATATCAAAATATTGCGTTTAGAAGTAAACAGGCATGGAATACTGTTAGAGATAAGTTTGGTGGATTGCCAGATGCAGAAAAAAGGCAACTTGCTGAATATTCTCAGTATCGTCAAAATGCTTTGCAGAACCTTAACCAAACCATTAAAGATATTACTGGTGCGGCTATGGGTGTGCAAGAAGCAGAACGAATCATAGCTACATTGCCTAATGCTGGTTCTGACATATTTAGTGGTGATAGCCCTACAGAATTTGAGGCAAAGTTAAATAATGCAATTGGTCAGACTAAGTATGCCCTTGCTCGTAAGAATTACGCATTGAGAAAAGGTTTGAACTGGGAAGCGACTCCTTTGGATAAGATGCCAAATATAATTAACTCTAGGGGTGCTGAGATTGCTAAACAGTACAATCTTGATCCTAAGAAACCAGCAGATTTACAAACCATTAACCGTCAGTTGGCGGCTGAGTTTGGCGTATCATTTTAAGGTGAATCATGGCTGAATTTGATTTTGCAGGTCAGTTGCTTAATAAGCCACAGCAGCCACCAGCTACTGATGAATTTGATTATGCGTCTGCATTGGTTGGTGGTCAAAGAGCTACATCCGGTCAGCAAGTAGGAACTGGTCAATTCCCAGAATTAGGCCCAAAACCTATTGCTGATCCTCGTATGGCTGCTAGTGCTGGCACTACGTTTATGGCTGGTATACCAACGGACAAAATGGCAGCTATTCGCTACTTTGCTAAACAACGTGGTATTCCTGAGAGCCGTTACCAAGTTATTGATGGCGATATAGCGTATCAGGCTGATGACGGGAAGTTCTATAAAGAGGTAGTAGGTGCTTTGCCGACAGCGGCTTATTATGCTCCTGATGTCGCTGAGATGGTTCCTGATATTTTTGCTGGTGTCGCTACTTCTCCGCTTACATTAGCTGGCCCGTTAGGTGTTGGAACTGCTGCGACTATTACTGGTGGTACGGCTGCTGGAGCTAATTATTTGCGCCAAAAACTAGGTGGATTGATTGGTGGTCAAGAGGTTGATCCATACCAAGTCGCTCTTTCTGGTGGTTTATCTGCTTTAGGTGAGACTGCTCCTGCTATTCGTAAGGGATTTGTTGAGCGTAGAACAGCTAGGGATATTGCACAGATGAATGTGCCATTGGTTACGTCTTTACGAGCCAAGGCAGGTCGTTTGGATATTCCATTGACTCCTGCTGAAATTACTAACCTGGCTTCATTGATGTCGCAGCAAAAAGTCATTACTAATGTGCCAGAGTCTCAGGTAAAGATGCAGAAGTTTTACAAAGAGCGTGAGAAGAAAGTACAAGCAGCCGTTGATGATTATTTAAATACTGTTTCTAAGGTTCAAGACCAAGCTCAAGCTGGATCAATGGGTTTTGAGGCATTACAAGCTAGGCAGCAACAACTTATAGACGAGCGTAAAGCTGCAACAGAGCCTCTTTATACAAGTGCTTTTGCTGCATCTGTTCCTGTAGATACTGCTCCAGTAATTAGCAAGATTGATAATTTTTTAAAGACACAACCTGCCAACGGTCGCGCTGCATCTTATCTTAAAAAGATGAAAGGTCTTTTTGAAAGAGAAGTTCCTGGCTTAGACGAGGCTGGTCAAGAGGTCACTAAAAAAGGCATAGAAAACAGATTGCCAGTATTGCAAAACATTAAGTTTGAACTTGATGCAATGTTTAACGAGGATGCTTTCAAGTCGCTTGATAAGAAGATACAGGGGAATTTGGCAGAAATTAAGAATACATTGCTTGAGCAAATGGGTAAAGATAATCCAGACTACATTGCTGCTAATGCTGAGTTCGAGCGTCTATCTGCGCCTTTGAATGAGTTTAACCAGAGAATTACTGGTTCATCTTTATTACAAATGTCTAGGGATAATTTAAAAAATTTCTCTCGTAGAATTTTTGATAATCCAAGTCCTGAGACTGTTCGTTATGCCAAAGAACAAATTATCAAAGGTGAAAACGGTGGTCAAGAGGCCTGGAATGCTGTAGTTCGTTCATATCTTGAAGATGCTTGGAATGTTGCTAGAAAACCAGCTAAAACTCAGCAAGGCGATAGGTTTGATGTTGGTAATACTTGGCAAAACATTCTGCTTGGGGATCAAAAGTCAAAAGCTGCTATTCGTACAGCATTAGGCAAAGAGGAATATATTGCATTGCGTGATCTTGCTCAGGTTCTTGAGGCTGCTGGCAGGGTTAAAAAGCTAGGGTCTGATACTGCATTTAATCAGTTGATTACTGAAGAACTGATGAAGAATCCTCCAATGACCAGTGTAACAACTGGTGTTGCTAGGTTTGTTGGCGGTATTAAGTTAGATCAGCCTGTTAAATTTATTTCTGACTGGGCAATTCGTAAAGATGCTTCAGCCAATGCAGATCAGATAGCCAATATTATTACGAGTCCAGATGGTATGGCTAGATTAAAAGAACTCCGTCAGATGTCTCCAACGTCTACTAGGTATTGGGCTGGATTAGGTCAGTTATTGTCTGATTACGGAATGTTTGAAACCAGGGATTAAATCATGCCAAAAACAAAGATTAGTGAATTTGACACAACACCAGCAAATAATACTGATATTGGTGGTATTAACATAGCTGAGGGTTGCGCTCCATCAAATATCAATAATGCTATCCGTGAATTGATGGCACAGCTTAAAGACCAGCAAGCAGGTACTGATAATGATAACTTTACTGTTGGCGGTAATTTAACAGTTACTGGCACATCAGAATTGCTAGGTGCTACAAAGTTATTTTTAAATGCTGCATCTTCTACGGCTGCTGCTCCTGCACTTGCATGGAGTGGTGATAGTAATACGGGTATTTATAGTCCAGCATCTGACGCAGTTTCAGTTGCAACTGGTGGCACAGAACGTGTTCGTGTTAATTCTACTGGTGCTTTAATTATCGGTTCTGGTGAAGCAACTACAAGTCCTTCAGGTAATATTCTTCGTGCTTCTAGTGGTTCAGGTACAAATGTAATTGGCGGCAATCTTGAGATAACTTCTGGCAATGGTACTGGTACAGGTGGATCTGGGAATATTATTTTCAAGACTGCCGATGTAGGAGCATCATCTGGGTCTACCGCTAACACAATGACTCAGCGGTTATTGATAACCAAAAAAGGTGGTTTTTCTTTTGGATCAGGTTCAACTAGCTACGGTAGTCCAGGCCAGGTGCTAATTTCTAATGGTGATGCGCCACCATCATATGGAACATTAAAATTTCTTTTTTCGGCGCAAACATTATCAGGATCAGGTGTAACTTTTAATGTATCGTCTGGATTTACTAAATATACAATAATGCTTTCAAATGTTAGTACAGCAGCGGCTGGCACTATTCGTATTCGTCTTGGTACATCGTCTGGCGTAGTTACAACTGGTTATGATGGCGGGTTAATGACATTGGTTGTTCCTTCCGCAATCGCTGCGGCTTCACTAGGTGCTGCTCCAGAGGGAATTGCTGGTTTTTTTACTTCTAGTGCATCAACTTTAGTACATGGAATATTAGAACTTGTAAATGTAAGTGGCAATACCTATGTTTGCTCTGGATCTGTACATAGAAATGGAGATAATGCGGCTAATATTTCAAATGGCACTATAGATTTAGGTGCTCCAATTACTACAATATCCATTGTTGCAACGACAAGCACTTTTGATGCAGGTACTGTTAATGTTTTTTGTTTATAAATCATGGAAAAGATGCCACTCTCTGATGAGCAGATTGAAGCTATTGCTGAAAGAGCTGCTGAAGTTGCCTTCAAGAAAATCTATGAAGAAGTAGGTCGTTCTGTCGTTAAAAAAGTGTTTTGGATTGTAGGCGCTGGAGCATTAGGTTTATTGTTCTGGATGGCTGGTAACGGAACGCTGCCAAAATGATAGAAGTAGCTACAGCCCTGATGGTCATCAAAGGGGCTAAGGCTGCTTTTGATGTTGCCAAGGAAGCGTTTGACGAGATCAGAGAGTGTGCTGAGGCTGGTAAGTCTGCTCATGAGTCACTAGGGGCGCTTACCAGTTTTTTTTCGTCTGCTGGCAAGGCTGAGGAAGGCATA